CCTATATCCCAATATTCAGGATGACATAGAATATCAATTTCTACAATACAATCTCTAAATTGTAAATTTTTACTAGGAGTAAAATGATCAAAAGATAATCTAATATACGATTTAACTTCTTCATTCTCCCCCATTGCAATTTTAGGTTCTAATCTTATATAACCTTTCTCTCTTAAATCTTGTATTGAAGTTCTTTTAATTAATTCATTATATTTAGGATTTGTTAAATCATTAAGACAATCCTTTGTATTAATTAAAAGTAATCTTTTTAACGTATCACTATGAGGTTTACTATCAACAAATAATTTTTTAATTATCGTTTCAGTATCTTTTTCACAAGAGAGAAAAGAGGAGCTAAATTCACCTAAATAACCATTCATTCTAGATCCTCTCATAATTGCCTCCTTTTATCTCCAAAAAATTAAAATGATTTAATTTTTATTTCTCTTTCTATAGCGGGCTTACCTTCATCTGCAATATAAGTTAAAATAAAACTACTTTCTTTTGTAGTTAAAACATCTATTAAACACGAAGTTTTTGTTGAAGAATTAATTTTAACTTTATTAGAATTAACTACAAATTTCCCACTAGTATATCCAACAACAGAAAAAGAAATATCAGTATCAAAAACATGAACTAAGGTGGGACCTTCGATATAAGGCTGCATTAAATCTGGCTTATAATCAGGTTCTGGAACCATAGCATCTTCCATCTCATTATCATACCATTCTTTAAGATATACTTGGATAATTTTTTCAGAAGAATATTTGTCTGTAGCTACAACTTTCCAATTATGCCATTCTTCGATTTCTTCTCCAGAGTCTCTATCGGGATAAGCTAATTTCATTTTTATAATATTATGTCTACTAAAATATTCAATAGTTCTACTATCTTTAGTAATTTCTACTTCCATAGAATAATTTAAATCATTCCAATTAATACCATGTTTTTGATTCCAAACTGTATTAGTCTCAACAGGACCTCGTACACTAACCCAATAAGTTTTCCCATCTACATCTATTTCATAATTACAACGAGTAATAATCCCACGAAAATAAGCTTCCTCTGTATGCTGTTGTAAATTAACAATCCAATATTTTTCAGTCCTATCCCACCAAAATACAGTTCCTTCATCTATCCCAGAATCAAAATCTATTGAGAGAACTTTTTTATCAAAATTTTCAGTAAGGCGGGAAGGATTAATTAAACATCGCCAACGAGTTTCATTTTCAGATCCTCGATTTAAAGTTATCCATTCTGCCTGATAACTATTTTTTAAAGCAGATTGAAAAGATTTATATTTCCCTTTTACATTTCTATTATCTGCACTATTATAACCAGTATATTCAGCTCGGGTTTTCATTAAATCTAATCCAGACATTTCAAACCCCCTAACTTACTTCTTTTTTTATTAAATTTAAAGTAGATAAGCATTCAAAAATAAGTTTTCTAAAAGTAAGAAAATCATTTTCTTTATCAAGCGTTAATAAAGCTTCTAATTTACATAACAAAGAAAAAAGATTAGTTTGATCAATCCATAAAGCATCCATCCCAATAATCTCATAAATTAAATTTTGAAGAGGGGCTTGCCAATCATTTCCTTCTTCTCTATTGGGTAGCAGTTTAAAAATTTGATTTGTAATCCTATTAATATTCTTTAAAATAGGCTCTTTATCAAATTTTAAATCATATTTAAATACCATGTCGAGGAGACCAAAATCCTATTCTATTAATTTTCTCAACTCCATAATCTGGTTGAGATACAATCTGACCCATAGTAGATTGGATTCTATTGCCAGACACTTGCCGCCTTTTATAAATTCTTTGTAAATGAATAGAATCTTGCTTTTGAGCGTCTATCATCACTTTTAGTTTTGCCATATGATTAGCTTGAGAAGTAAATTTAAAATCACTACCACTATACTTCATACGAGTATTTTCTGTAGTATCAAGTTGTTGTCCTAACCATTCTATAACCATATTTAAAGCAAGAATATTAATTTCTTCTTGAGTTAATATATAAGCAAAAGTGCCACCTACCCAACCAGTAGCTGGCACTTCTACATTATTACTTTCAATTCCTTTATATGTTCCTAATTCAGTCCAATAACCTTCTTCATAGTCAAATAAATTAACTCTAGGAAACTCAAACCGCGGAATTGCATTAATTAATAATTCTTGTAACATTTGTAATGTTTCTGATTCAGTTAATTCCATATACATATCAGAAGTTATTCTTGCCAAAAAACTATCATATATAGTTATAAATGAGGTGGGAGCTAATATTCTATTATCCATGCTACACCTCACTATCTATTTAAACTTTTTTAGAAACTACATTATATTTAGGGGCGGAAGGAGTAGACTCAGAAATCTTTATTTCAGGTACCGCCGTCCGCCTTGTAGGTTGTCCTTCATTTTGAACTCTGCGTTCCTTTTTCTGTTCTGTTTCTTCTGTTTTTTCATCTTCCGCATCCATAATTTTATTTATATTAATAGCACTATCTATACTAAAACCAGTCTTTTTAGAAATTGCTTCCCGCTTTCTAGTATCAGGAATTTGTTCCTTAACAGCTATATCTTTAGCTATCTCAATAGCACCTTCTGTCGCAAAATCAAGGAAATCAAGAAATTCATCCATATTACTATTATAAAGCAAATCTTTTATTTTAGCTTCATCATAAAAATATTCTGGTTCTACTTTCATATTTAAAGCATCCAATGCTTCTTGACTTTCTATAACTAATAAATTATCTAAAATAAAAGAACCACCAGAGCTATATTGAAGAGATTTTAATTCTCCTAAAGGTATTTTTTTACTTTCCCCAGGAGCAAAAGTACGTCTTACGTTACTATCAGGTAAAGTATAACCCGTACTACCATTATTTCTATTCTTTACAACAATTAAAGTTTCATCTTTCATATTAAATTTTCTCCTTTTATCTCCAATAGATATAAAAATAATGGGGAAGATATAAATACCTTCCCCATATTAAATTTATTAACGATGTAAAGAGGTATTCTGATATACACAAATAGCATTTGAGAAGATAGCACGAACGCCAACCTTCTTATATACCTGAACCTCACGAGAACGATCATAGTTAGTATATTCATCAACTATTGTTCCGCCCTCAAAAGCAATCTTAACAGGCTTCTCTGCTCCAACAGGAATAATATAAGCATAACTAGGATCAATAACCTTAACCTTATTAGTTTCATCTTCATAAGACTGAGGAAGAACTATTACTTGGTGTCCCTTATAGTTAGCAAGATAACCATTATTCCATCTCTGGTTCCTCATTTCATCAGAAATCCAATTAGAGCTATCTGCAGGAAGAATCTGAGCTGCAAATTCATATGTGCAATATATAGCAGACTTACCATAAGAATCAGCAATGCTAAGAAGTCTATCCATATCAGCCTCAACGAAACTATTATTAGAAACCTTATTAGCAGCCTGAATACTCTGAGCAGCACCATAAAGTTGCTTCTCGATCTCAACATAAATACACTCATCAAGACCTTCCATAACGATATCAAGGACGTCTGCAAAATCTACTCTACCATCAAGGAACTCTTCAAATCCAATCTGAGCAGCTCCACCAATAGCATTAGTTGTTACTTCATAGCTTTGCCCATCAAGCTTGAATACCTCATACAGACCAGCAAGTCCTACCTTACCGATAAAACTCTTTGCACGTCTCCTAGAAGCATTTGTAATCTTTTGAGTGAAAATAGGCTTATCACCCTGATTGAAAGTTTTAATCTCTGCAAACTGTGAATACATTTCCATAACCCTAGCGGGAAGGACATCATCAATAGTCTGCTCAATTAAAGAAAATATAGTATTTTTATTCTCTCTATAAAGAGCATAAGAACCAGCAAGCTCTTTAAACTCTGTTCTAAGAGCTTCATTCATTTCATTATAGCTAAAACTTTTATCTCCAAAGCTGTACGCTGTAGCAACAGAAGGATTAGCCTTGGCAACAGTTTTAGCTAATTTAAGCATATCTTTAAATTCTAAAGCCATTATTTTATCCTCCTCTTATTATTGTACTCTTTGAAGCTTAAGTCCAGGCTGTCCATCAGGCATAGTATAAACTTTAACTACTTGCCATCTCATATCAATATCAGGAGTTCCTGAAACCTTTTCAAGTTGAAGTGTCTTTGAAGTAGCATTTTTAACAGGAACAAGTAAATTACCAACTTCATATTCTACACCAGTTTTAACCATATTAGTAGTATAAATATCACCAATATTAGTCTTAAATAAGCGAGGAGCAAAACCATCCATCCTATAAGGAAGCTCGGTATGACCAGCTATAGGCATAGTACTTGCAGTAGGAATTACTCCAATAGTAGTAGCACCATCACCATATTTCTGTGTAGCAAGATCAGAAGTTACATAATTCTCCCCAACCCTAATCATTGCAAAATCCTTATAACTTGTTCTCCAGAAAGGCTCATATAACTTAATTTCGTTAAATACTAACATAGGCTCTCCAGCAGTAGCAACTGTTCCAGTCCCTGCTGTCTTGCCAGAATTTACAGTACCATTTGCATAATCATAGTACATAAACTCACCATTCTGAAGGACCTTTACTTCATTGTCAAGTTTAAGACTAGCATAAATTTGACCAGTCTTTTGAGCAGAAAGTTGATTAGGCTCTACCTGACCATAGCCATTTCTTGTAAAATCAGCCATTTATTTAATCCTCCTTAATTATTTTCATTCCTTATATTTTCAACAGCCTTTAACCAAGCGGGAAGCGCATCTGCTTCTGTTTCATTTAAATTATAAGTAATAGCGGGCTGCTCTTTTGCGCTATTATTTTCTTCATTATTGAAGTTTACTTTCTTTCTAACGCAAATAACAGAAAGTTTAGCTTCAATATCATCTAAACTATACTTGGTTTTATTTTCAATAACATCCTTTTTATCTTCGTCAGAAAGCATATAAAAAGAATTGATAAGTTCATCCTTTTTCTCATTCTCTACTGCATTTTTAAAAGCAGTAAGTTCTTTATTCTGCTTTTCTAAAGCAGCATAATTAACTTTTAATTCTTTTAATTCTTCTTCAACTAATGCAAATTTTTCTTCTAAAGAATTTTTTGTTTTAGGTTGTTTTTCTTTGTCATCTTCATCTTCTTTTTCATTAGAATCAGAATCATCACCTTCCGCTTCAGTAGAGTCTTCTTTTTTCTCGTCTGAATTATCTTCTTCTTTTTTAGTAAACTCTTCTACATTAGTTTCATTTTTAACTGTATTCTCTGAATTTACTTTGCCCTCTTCAGCAGAAAAATTTTCAGTTTTTTCCTCTAATGTAGCATCAGTATTAGATTCAGCTACAGGAGCGGCATTCTCTTCAGCAAATTCAGCGTTTACATTTTCTGTTGCCATTGAAGTTCCTCCTTTATCTTGTAATGAAAAAGTAAGTTCTTTCAACTCCTGAACCATATTGAATAAGGTTTTTGAAAAGTCATCATTCCTACTAAATTTAGAACTTACTTCTGGAGCAGTAACAGCTGCGCCCTCGAAGCAAGGCTCAACATCTTCTCCCAAAATACATAATTTAGAAAATATCGCGTCATTAATAATGAAAAATTCCACACCACGATTATTGTCTGTTGACCAATATCCTTTAAGAGTTTTTTCATCAAGTTCCATAGATTGAGGATTTCCTTGATTTATTACTCTTTGACATTCTTCAAATTGTCCAGTCCATAAATACCCTTCTGTCATTAAATATTCACGAACTATTTTATTCCCAAAATCATCAGTATCTTCAAATTTTTGAAACCATACTTTACTATCAGGAGCTACAAAACCATAAGGCTTAGTAAGTTTATTAAATTTAATACCCTCTCCATCAATAATCATCTGGTCCCCATGATCACCAAAATCTTCTTTATTTTCAATATAATAACCAACAATAGGACAACCAGGGAGGGATTGTGCCATTTGAGTAGCAACATCTTTAGTAATAAAACTATGATTTCTATTTTGTCCTACATATAAAACTTTAACTTCACATTTTGAAATCATAGGGTTCATTGAAGTAATATTGATAAATTCTGGAGAATCTATAGTAGCTACACTTATTCCACTCATTATAGTATCCTCCTCTAACCTTGACTCTCTAAATTCTTTATAGTCTTCTCTGATTTTTGATCATTTGCTAATTCCTTGCGGCCGGCGCCCTTTGAATCTGAATTGGGATTCGTGTTAGTGTCATTAGACTGGCCTCCCGCACCTTTTACTCTATTAAGAATATTTTCATTCATAGTAGAACTCATCAAAGGCGGAATAAAGACATTAACTAAATCAAGAATATCATTTTCAAAATAAGCATTTGCAAGAATACTACTTTGAGATTGACCAAGCGCAATTTGAGGTAACATTTTTGAAAATCCAATTTGCATTTGCTCTTTGTATAATTTAGATAATTCTTTATAATTATAAATAGTAGTAGTTAATAATTGCACTCTGAAATTATATTTTTTCCCATTATTATATTTTTCAATTAATTCATTTAAAAAATTTTCAAATTGAAGTAACATATTATACATAGTTGCTTCATCATTTAAAATAGATTTTTCTAATGCAATATTACCATCAGTATTAAATTGTTTTTGAGATACTCCTGCTTCATTATATAACTGTCTTTCTACTCTTGCTAAGTCATCAGTTTGCGCAGTGGCTTGACTATCTGTCATATCTTCAACTTCTACATCTGCAAAAGTAGTTAACACATCCACCCCAATAGCACGACTAAGCATTTGTACTGCATTATTATGTAATTGTTGAGCTTCATCCACATCAAAAATTAATTCGCCATTTTTATCTAAAGGCATCTTTTGCACAACAATTTTTAGTAATTTCTGTAATGTCTTTTTTCTATTTAACTCTTGAGCTTCATCCAAATCTAAAATTAAAGGTATTACAGAAATAAAAGCAGGATAATCTTCCCCATTTGCAGTAAATTTTACTGTCATTTTAGGATCAAGTAAATACCAACCGCTTGTATCTCCCATAAATTCAGGTGGTAATTTTCCTTTTTTATACAACACATATCCTTTCGCAAATTCATCTGGAAACATTTTTAAAACTTTCATTTTTTGTGTTGTATCTCTAAATTGTTCATCAAAAAACTTCATATTAAATTCAACTGCAGGCTTATTTCCATAATTAAATCTGCTTCTACAATAATTAACAGGAAGTTCTTGTAAAACTATTGAATTATTCATAGGAACTTTATATCCATAATAAGCTCCATGCAATAATATTTGTAAAGCAATTTCACCTAAAATTTTTTTAACTTGAAAATTATCTAAAGTAGTCAAACATTGAGAAAAACCTTTAAGTAATTTTTCCTTTTTTACACTTTGATCATTTACATATGGAGTTACCATCCAATCATATCTATACATAAAAGCCATATACCTAATTATACGAGCATAAATTCCACTTACCCTATAAAAGAAATCACTAATTTCTCTCATGGTTTTTAAATCATAATTATCAATCGCTTTTAATATAGTTATTTTATCAGCCATACTAGGATTAACTTTTTTAAGTTCTCCTAATTTAAGTATAGCATCATCAAGAGTTTTAGCCCCAATTTTAATTTTTTTAAAATCTATTTCAGGTAGCCCTTGATATCCTATTGATTGAATTTGGTCGGTTTCTCTCGATGCTATAATATTAAAGCCTTTTGCTTTAATTTCATCTATACGATTACGCAAAGAGATACCTCCTTTTTATTCTTATTCATTATAACAAAAATTTCATTCTTTGTCAAATCTTACTAAATTAATATAATTTACCATCCGTATGCTGCTTTCATAATATAGTCATAATCTACTAATCCTTCTTCCCAATAAGGAATAATAACTAATTTAATATTATGTTGTAAACAATATTCTCTTTTTTTAGTATCATTATATTTTTGACGATATAAACCTTTAGATCCTCCAAATTTAGATTTAGGTTGATAATGCTGTATTCCTTGATACTCAATTAAAAAATCGAGATCTCCTTCATCATCAAACACAGCAAAATCAAACCTAAGCGGTCTTCCGCTTGATGATACCAAATCTGGAAAAATATATTCTTCTTGATAGTTTAAACCAGCAGCATCTAGTATATCACATATTTTAATTTCTCCTCGACTTGATTTCATAATATTTCCACCTTTACTATAATATATTATTTTATATCCTATATTTTTAACCTACTCTGTCCAATTATTAACTAAAAAACATCATTTGACTTATATCATGCTTTTTACGTTTACGTTTTTTATCTTCCTCTTGTTTGATATAATATAAACCATAAACAAAAGCAGAAAATTTATCCTTCTTAATACCTCTATTACTTTGTTTTAAAATAATATTAACACCTTCATTAGATTCTATTAAATTAAGCATTTGTTCTCTAAGAATAGAAGTTAAAACAAAAGGACGTAAATAATCGTTCCTTTGATCCGCATTAAAATTTTGACCTTGCTTTGTACTCATTAATTTAGTTTTAGCAGCTTGTTCATCTATAAGAAATTTCACCTTCCCGCTTGCCATTTGTGTTTGAGCATAAGAATAAGCTTCTGTATTAATAGGAGCATTAGCTTTAATTAAAAACATAGCATTTTCTTCTACATCTGGACCTTTTACTTTTTTATAAAGATTATTAGTATCTTCTGCAGTTCCACCTTCTACTCCAAATGGCGGAAGGTCGTCACCTGTTTCAGGATCTACTTGAGCTTTAGTCATAAAGTCAATAAGTCCTATACCCAGTCCATTGGCATCTATAGCGAGGACCCGCGCTTTATATTTATAATATAATTTTTTAAGATTTATAGCTTGTGTTTCAAAATCTTCCGCATCATAAGTATATATATTAACAAGAGTTTTAAGATCGGAACCTTGAGGTTGAGGCGTTGATTTAAATACACATACCTCAGTAGTACAACCAATACGACCTACATCCACTCCTAAAACATAATATGCGGATTTAGAT